ATATCTGAAATAAGGAAAAGAGATCTGATCCCGTCGGGAAAGGAAATTGGTGCGGTGACCTCCTGAGCACCGCATTTAGAACAAGGTAAATTAACCTCCAATTTTGTTCCTATCTTCAACAAGTCTGTTACCTGAAATAAAATAGAAAATTCCTCCTTGGACCAGTTGTTTGACGTTTCTTCAAGCTCAGCCAATTTATTTTCATTCAAACTCCTCCAATCTTCGTATAGATGCGGAGCTATTTTAATAAAACTTTCATCAACATCCTTTCCTTGCCTAATTCTATTTCGAACATAAGTAGAAATTGCATCGATTACTCCAATAGATGGAACCGTCAATTTTACAGTTCGAGATAACTTTGTGATATTTAAAACGAATTTTCGCTCGGATTTAGAATAGTAGGACATTAATTTCTCATCAATGACGTATTTGGACAAAACCCCAGTTCTTAACTCAATACCATTTTGGAATGGACAATCCCCAGTTTGGCATGTAGTTTTAGGTTTGAGAATAATCATATTTTCACCTCTGACGAATGTCAAATCCCTTATGGTCATGATAATAAAAAACCGATCCTCCTGTTTGATTTCTTTGTAGGATACAACTCCATGCTGTGGAAACTTTATCACACAACATCTTTCTAAAATCAAATTTAATTTGGCATCTATGTCCAACATATCTGTTTCGTCGATGGTGGAAAAGTGTCTAATTTCTTTTACCTCTGCGGGTCGTATAGCAATTTGAACACCATCAGGGTAAAACAAGCCACCGGAAGGAAGAAGTGAAGGCGGTAAATTTTTCCACCCCAAGTCAGAGGGGCCAAAATCTTTTGGTTGAGAATTTTCAAAGCTTGTTGTAGGGGCAGGCTCGGATTTAATTTGTTGAGCCAGTCTTGTCTCTGATAAAACCGGTGTTTTTTCTTGTGCCTGTTGGAATAAAGCATTGGCTTCTTTCTCAGCCCTCACCTCTAAAGGATTTATTGGGTTTAGTACGGATATGTCATCATCAAAAGAAATCCCACCAAGTTTTTCTTTTTCTTGTAAAATTTTTTCGGGTGATAAATTTTTTGGGTCCATATAAATTAAATTAGGTCACATATAAATGTGTTCCTTATATATGTATGACAGAAAAAAAAGTAAAAATTATAGGAATTGATCCTGCCAGTAATCAGATTTCCACGTGGTATCAAGTATGTAAAGGGCATCCCCTGAATCATAACTCAATGCCATAGTTGTTAGTGGTTCAACCAAAAAACAATTGTTCAAAGTTAATCTTCTGAATACATCTCCTTGTTTGTTGAAAATTGAAACAACAATTTGACCAGTATAGTCTCTCTTTAATCCCATGGCACCGGTTAAAGGATTGTAAATCAAATCTGACCATTGTCTCATAATTTTAAATATGGTCATGGAATTGTTTTCGTTCAAATTCACCTCGAAAGCAATTGAAAATTGAACGTCTGAAGTGGAAGGTTCGCCGCCTGCATATCTTCTTTCTGCAAATTTATAATACTGAGTTACTGGAGCTGCAGGTTGGATGTCAACTGCCAGAGATCCAGTTACGCTTTTGACCTGTTGTGTCATAATAGATTCTCCATTGAACCTGACATTACCCAGAGTCACTCCTGCAGGAGGGGTAACCAGAACTTCGAATTGATTAAGGAAAACAGGCTCGAAATTATTTCGAGCTGCTAGAGAATTATTAAAATGAGGTAAACCTGCCATCTAGTTTTTTTAATTTTTAGGTGAAAAGATCATCCCAATAATCAACCGCCCATGTCATGGTGATTTCATACAGGGTAGTTCCGTTGATATAATCTAACTCCATCGGGTCAATAGCTTTCATAGGAAAACAGTCGCGACACGTAATTCTCCTGAAAACGTCTCCGTTTTTATTGAAAATAGAAATAATGATCGTGCCAGTATAATCCGTTTTAATTCCCATAGCTCCAGTCAATGGATTGTAAATTAAATCAGTCCATTGTCTAAGAGTTTTAAACGTGTACATAGAATTGTCGTCATTTAAATTCACAGTAAATTTCACGCTCAAATCCAAACTTGTTTTATCTGGCTTACCACCCGCATAGTTTCTTTTGGAAAACTTGTATTTCTGAAACACAAAAGATGGATTTTTATCAACGTCCATGCCGTTGACGTTTACGACCTGTTGTAACAAAATTTGACCACCCAGAACAGCTGCTGGGGGAATCACAGTTACCTCAAATTGGTTGAGATAAACTGGCTCGTATTTGTTGATCGAATACAATGAATTTTGGTAGTGTGGTAAACCGGCCATTAATTGTTTTTCTTTTTTTATTTATCTCATCTTTTGAAATTCACACAATATGTTATACAAAGTTGATGAAACCACCGGATGCAATTCCACCGGTTCGAGTTACTGTGATTCTGTTGATGAATTTCTGGATTCCTCGAGCTGGCTCAATAATCACATCAATAATACCCATGTTCATGTCGATAACAGAAGGAGGATTATTAGATGCATCCATGATTACCTGGTAAGCATAAATACCACCCCCGGCTCGAACCCCGTCCAAATAGGTATCAACCAAAGTTTTAATTTCAAGACGGATTGAATCCTCGTTGAAATCGAACAGATAGTTGGATAGAATTTCTTCAACGTCGTTCTCAAGACTAATTAACAAATCTCTGACGTGGAGTAAACCAAAGGCAGAACTAACAGTTTGATACGCTGTTTGATTACCGAAAATAACGACTCCGAAACCTCTTTTCTTTATGATCGGATTCAATCCGAAAGGTTCCAACCATCCACGATCTTCATCTGTAAAGTCATATTCTACTCCTACAATGTTACCTCCAGAGATCGTACCTCTTTTTTGACCTGCGATAATGTTGTAAGGTTCTCCATTTGCGAATTTTCTTACAAAATTGTTGGAGACATAAGCAGCTGGTGGAACATTTGTGTTTCTATTATTTTCTCTGATGGTTATATATGGTGTGAAATAACCAGCAAATGAAGCCCCTAGATCTTGGGTTGGAAGACTAAATGTATAAGAAGGGTTCAGAGATAGGTTTCCACCTTCAGCAATATATTGAGCTTCTAGTGGAGGAAATGGATCTACTGCTGTTGGAGCGTTAGTAAATCTTGGGTCTGTGCTAGCTCTAAACTGTGCCATAGAAGGAGCATTAATGAATGCCAAAGCCTTTTGCCTCATCATAGCCAACTTAGAAAGTTGGTACTTCGAATTCGGTTGAATTGTTCCACTGAAAGTATCTACGATATAACGGAAGGAAATAACGTCTTTGGTTGCCAAAGTTGCAGCCAGATTTGTATCATAAAGAACGTTCAAAATCTCATCAACTCTCGCATCAGTTCCATTAGGTCTTTGAGCATCCCTCATGGTGTAACCACTCAAATAAATGAAATCGAAAGATCTAGTAAATTGGGGTATTGACTTGAACTTCTGAACCTGTACTGGAGATCCAGAATAAAATAAGATGGGTCTAGCACAGACAACTCTAACAACTCCTGAAGTAGTGGTTTGTGCTACGGCGGTTACTTTAGTCAACCTCGATTGTCTGTTAGCTCCTACCGTTTCACACAATTCTAAGTCAGTAGAAACCAAATAGTCTCCAACTGAAATTATTTTATTGTTAATCTGATCCGGAACGAACGTAAAGCTTGTAGTATCTATTTTGGTTAATACATCTAGGAATTGATTGATAGATGCTACACTTGATACTATGTCGGTTTGAGAAGAACCAACAGTAAATCCAATATTATCTGAAGCATATACAGTTCCAAAATTGGGGTAATTAACAAGATTGTCTGGACTCTGTCTGGCAATATTATTGAAAGATCTAACATAAGAGACATTGAATTGATCTCTGTCAACTGTTGTTTGAGTATCTAGATAAAGGATGTTCGTTCCTGCTGCGTCTAGCCAAACAGTATCACCATCTTCGATCTGATCTGCTTGTGAACCTGTTGGGCCTCCTATTTCAGAGTACAAAATGTTTTGATACAATCTAGTTGAGATTTGTCCGGTTAAAGCGTTTGAAGCTGTACCTCCTGTGATAGAAGCAACATTTACGATGTCAAGATAATCAGATGCACCAAACTGTTGATAAAATTCAGAAACTATTCCAGAGGTTGTTCCCATTGTAAAGGAAGTAGGACTCACCTGAATTCCTTGAGAAGCATAAACTGGAGTATCCAGTGGATGTGTGAAAGTTATGGTTAAATTACCTGCAATTTCCCTGACACCTGTTATTTTAAGTTTGACCAAGTCCCCGGTTGTAAATTGATTAATAACATTTCCGGTAGCTCCTGCAGGAATTGTAACTGTGCCAAGAATAAACGGAGTGTATGAAGGAGTGGGGGTAACAAAATCTTTCAATCTTAATTTTTCTGCTGAGGTTAAAGAAGGTTCAGTTAAGATATCTGCAGAAGCTGCCGCTCCCGTTCCCCCACCCCCCGAGAAGGTTACAGTCGGAGCGGATGTATAGCCAGATCCACTAGCTGTTAAAGTAATGCTAGATACCTCGTTCCCTGATATGATCGCAATGGCAGCAGCCCCCGTTCCTACTCCCGAGAAAGAGATCGTTGGTGCACTTGTGTAACCAGTGCCGCCGTTAGTAATATAAACATTTACAACTGCACCACCAGTAACACCGGAATTGGTACGAAGATAATGAAGACCACCAAATGTTAAACTTGGGTCGTAAGGTTCTAGAGAGGATGCTGGTACTCCAGCAGTAGGTCCAGTTGGTCCACCTAGGTTAAATAATGTTCCAACGTTCAATGGAATGTAGGCAACACCTGCTGTTCCTCCAGTAACTCCTCCACCAGTTATTCCGATTGAATTTTGGGTGTAAAGATAATCTTGAATCAACTGTTGGTCATAACTCAAAAAATTCAAGGTAGGATCCTGAAGGTCTCTATCTCCAGTGAGTTCGTCAATCAAGAAGTTACCAACCAAATCTACTTTGAACCTATTTTGACAAAGGTACTCCAAACCCTCGGCATCAACGGCACAAAATAGTCCAGTAGAAGGGGTGTTGTTATTAACTAGTGTTTGGATGAATTGATTGTTACCATTAAGATCTACAAAATCAACAATCAGACATCCTGTTACCTGGGTAATAATGTTGACATTTTGTTGACTAAGAAAATTGTTG